TTGGGTAGTCGAGAAGTGTGATCAAGACATACTCCGATTGAGCCTGCGCAAAGACGAGCGAGCATTGCATTGTCTGTCTCAGCAGACCATAAGCTCACAAACTCAAAACAGGTTGCAAGACTCGGAGGAGAGAGCTCAATCTCTCCTCCGAGCTTCTTGATGTTGATTTTCATTGTAGTCTCCGATGATGCTCTATGCGTAAGTCAAAGCACCGTATGATGTAAAGTTGATTGTGAAGCTGCTTGGATCGCCTTCTGTGAAGCTCGCAGTGCATACACATTTTGTAAGAGTCGCAGATGTTGCAGCGTCGTCTCCGAGAGCTGTCGCGTCGACTTGATACTCGAGATCGATACAGTAAAACTCTACGAAAGGAGTGCCGCTTGATCCTGTGGACACGTTGCTTGCATAGCTTCCAGTCTTGTTGATGAAATCCAAGATTGATCCAGCTTCTGATCCGTCTGTAAACTGTCGGAAGTATGCAGAGAATGATCCGCTCGCTGTGGGTTCATCGTCTCCCTTTCGGACTGTGCTGATTGTGCCGCGATCGCGGATCACAGTCTGTGCAGCTTTCGGAGTGTCAAAAGTGAGATTGCCTTCTTCGTATGCGACTTCAAGAGTCACAGGAGAGCCAGTGCCGTCTTTAAGAGTGATGACTCCGTCTCTGCGTGTCTTTGGTAGTGTAGAGTATGCCATGATTAGCTCCTGTTATGTTAGTTCGATTGTGTGCAGAGCTTGCAGCTCTATTTCTGAAATAAGGTATTCTTGCGAGTCTGGAGTCCTGCGAGTAGCCCGAAGGAATCGAACCTCTATGCCTTTGGCAAAGTTACGCTGCATGACTGCTTGTATGACTTCTTGTTCTTTGTCTAGTGCATTGCCATAGTCGAGAATGAGATCATGAGGACGGAGTCGATATGCAATCTTGACTCGGACTGTCGTGTCTACATAGAGCCCGACTGCAATCCTTTGTCTCTCGTTGGCTTGCTGACTCCCGGATACTTCGACAGAAAAGCCAAGATGCGCGAGCGTGTTCTGCGTGCGCCCGAAGAGCTCCGGCAGCTGTCGGACTTCTCGATAGCCTGACAAGTCTCCAATCTTGATTGCAATCGCTCGTTGTACTTCTTTGACTGATACAGACATTAGTATCTCCGTCTCCGATAGTATTCTCCTGGACGATTGAGAAAGATTGTTGGCTGTCCTCGTGTGCGCTTGTTTGGATCGTCTGCTTCTCCGTCGTGGTCTGTGTCATAAATAAAGTTGATCTGATCAAACTCATCTCGATATAGACGATAGTGCTCATTCGCAAGATCAAGATAGCGTCCGTTACTCTGTCCGAGTGAGGAGTGAAAGTCTCGGAATATGAGATACAAAGACAGATGACGATGCGCCTCAAAGAAAGACTCTGCACTCATCATCAGATACTCGTATCCCATTCCACGATTACGAATCTTGCGTAAGATTTGATACCAGGCATCATCGATATATTGCTGATAACTGGTGAGCGAAGAAGGACGGACGTTTGCAAGATCTGAATATGTCGCAGTCAGATCGATGTCTGAGACGACAGGATAGAGTCTTCTTCTGACGAGAGCACACATACGACGGAAGAGATACTCGTCTCCGTCAATCGTGACGGTCCACTCCTGCACATATCCCTCTCCGAGATGCTCAGAATCTGCAAGCTGCTCTGCTGTATGCGAATAAGACACAGTGCCAGACGGAGCAATCGATGCAGTCTGTCCTGTGATCAAGTCTGATCCGGTCGGCTTAATGAGAGTATATGTCGCGGCAGTTGGCACGAGCTGCGAGCCATCCCGATAGAGTTTAAGCTCAGAAGTCTGAGCCTTCCCTCTCTCGAGTAATTCGATTGCTCGTATTTGTGCCGCGTATGGAGTAGACGAAGACATCGATTATTATCCCTTTATGACATCCCACCAAGCGGAGACATTAGATACACAAAGCACTCCCTCGCCTGCTGAGAGTGTTGCGATTGTGTTTGCGTCTACATCTTTAACCACGATGTTATGAGTTGAGGATGCTCTATTCTTGATCCAGAAAGAAGCTCCGTCTTTGTAGTCTGGGAGGATACAGTCTAGGCTGCTTGTATTGTTTCTAAGCAGTTGATACTGAGAATCCTTGTATGTCAAAGTCTTGTTCTCTGTTATTGTCTCAGGATTGACTCCGCCTTTTTGGACGATGTGACGGGGGATATTAAACTCTGCTTTGTCTGTGAATGCCATTATTGACTCCTTTTCTTTTGTTCTGCTCGTGTCAAGTGTTTGACCACTATTCGACGGGCTTGCGTATGTGAGATGTTAGATTGCTGTGCTACCTTCTGAGCCATGCGATCAATCGCTGCTCTCTTGTTGCTATCGGACATTGTATGCTCCAGCTCCGAGATCTTCGACTCTCTTGATTGCCTTCTTTGTTAATCGCAGCTCTTCCTGCTTTGACTTGAGTCTGTTTGCTACTTCGGGAATGTGCTGATCTCTCTCGAGTCTGCTCATCGCGCGATTCATGCTGATCAGTCTGAGAGCTGCGATTTGTGGATGCGGAGGATTGAGTGCTCCTTCTCTCATGAGAGAAAGTCTCCATTGATCAAAAGCGTCCTGATCAAAGTGCTCGATAACTCTCCGACCTACCTTCTCAAGACGAATCCATTTTGATGTGTGATAGTTGCCTTTGTGCGCAGGATATACGCGCATGTAGTCATGCTTGACGGGATCAAGCAGAGTCCATCCTTGATCTTGCATGTGTGTTCTCATGATTGAGCTGTCGATGCGACCTCCGACTGCTCTTGTCCCATTGACACCAGGAGTCTCGGATACACTAGACAACACAGGAAGCAATAGAGGGATCTTCTCTTTCTTCTTCTTTCCGTCTGTCGTTGTTGTGTATGTGTCGAACACTTTGAGCTCCCAGTTTTCGGGATTGTGCGCAAACAGAAATCGGCTGTTTGCTTTCTTTGGGATACGCGTCTGTGTTTGCGTCTTCTCTTCCCAAGGTTGTGAATAGTTTGTGTAGTCCATTTGTAGTCTCCAATAAAAAAGAGTTGGGAGACTCGCAGAATTTGGAGACTACAGAAATTAAATCCTGAAGTCTCCCAACAAAGCGAATCTTTCTAGCGTGCAGAGAGCAGCTTGACTCCGCGAGCATCTTCGATGATACCGAGTCCGAGATATGCGTGACCTACGATGAAGGTGCTTGCACTCATAGGACGACGATCAAACTCGACTACAACCTTACCCATAGACATGAGATCAGCAGAGCCGCGAACGCTTGCAGGGATACCGTCTACGTATCCGAGAGCCATCGGAGAGATCATATAGTTGTCAAAGCCAGAAGAAGCATTTTCCTTTACGTACTTGCTTCGATATACGTCTACGCCAAACAAGTTACCAGCAAAGTTTTCGCCTTTCGCTTGCAACATGTCCATAGAGGACTGCATTCGGCTAATTGCGTTTCCTGTCTCGTTGCGGAGAGAGTCTTGAAGCTCTGTCAATGCCTTTGGATCAAGTACACAAGCGTAAGGACCGGGAGCACCGGAACCGGAGTCTGCTTGCTCAAGAGCAAAGATAGCGTCAAAGAAATCGTCTACAGAGAGAGTTGTTGTGTTTGCTCCGGCTGTAGTTGTGAAAGCAGCAGCAGCTTCTCCTGTGAGCTCAGCAAAGCGAGCTTCATAGCTTCCTGCGATGCTTTGAGCGATACGGAAAGGATCGATGTCTGCTCCTCCGAATCCAGTCATAGAAGCCAGGTCTGACATCTCATAGATGATGTATTGACGAGCTGCAACAAGATCGGCAGAGTTGATAGTGAGAGCTGTTGTATCTCCAGAGTGATCATGATTCTCTGTGTCAGCTGCGGCCATTGAATCGTAGCCATCAAGACCAGCGAGACGGACACGAACAGTATCAGAGCCGAGGCCATTGATAGAGCCTTGGTAGCTCAAGAGAGGAGTATTTCTTAGGTTTGCATTATCTTTCAAGAGGAGATTTATTTCCTGAGAGATCATTGCTGATAATCTTAGGACGTTCTCCATATCGGAGAAACTGATTGGATCGATTGTAGCCATTGCGGCCTCCATTCATTAGGGGTTATAGTTTTAGAGTGCTGTGGGCTGCTCTGCTGTTACCGGTGCGACCGTACCCTGCTGTATCATTCCTAGTATAGCATAAAAAAGGAGAGTGCAAGTATGATTGACATTTTTGCTCGATATATTGACGGAGACTTTGTATTTGAACCAATGAAGAGACGAGGAATGAGTAAAGGAGAATACTTGAGAGCTGTTGCGGCATGTAAGCGTCTCAACGAAGACGGAATCCAGAGCTCTTCTTCTGCAGCTGCTTTTTTGCCTGATCATATAACTCCCGATCAGGCCCCTTTGTCACAGCTCCCCCTTTTTGCAGAAATGAATACACCCGAGCCCGAGCCCATTGCGATTGACTCGCGCCCGGACGATGCCCGACAGCCCAAGCAGCAAGACCTCTCTTGTAAACTTGAGAAATGATTCCTTTGGAGATCCCTGTCACTTTTGCGACTCCCTTCAGGAATCTCTCTTGCTGATCTCCGCTCTTCATTTTTGATGTAGCGTCTCGGACTTCTTCTCGGAGCTTCTTTGCGCTGAGTGTGTATTTGCTCGGCTTTGTCTTCTTCGTGTCTCCGGCTACAGGTTTAAATCTTGCAGAGCCGCTTCTCTTTCCTTCGATGCGCTTGCGAAACTCGGCTTTTCGTCTCGCAGCTGTGCTCTCTCCGAGTCCTGACGTATACTTCTTTTGTATCTTTGCTTTAGCCATGATTCACCCTCTCAAAAAGTTATTCATAGGCTG